CGAAAGAAAAGAAAGAATGTCTATATCAGGAGCAAGTGTAGAAAATGCACTATCTTCAAGCCTAAGTGGCAATATAGGATTCCCAGACCATATCAAAAGAATATTGGATATGTATAAAGTATATAGTTAGTGGCTACTAAAAACCTACAAGGTTTCTTAGATGGTATTTATAGTAGTTATATAGGTGAAGACGGCGAAAAGCTAAAGACTAGAGAAGACTTAGGTAATCTTGCTCTTGATAGAGCCACTTCAAGAGTAGAAATAAGATATAGTGATTATTTTCAGGGTCTTACAAGACAGTATAAGTCAGATAATAGTGGAATGGAAGCTAGTACCGAACTTAGAAAAGACATGCAAGGTCTAGCGAGGGATGCTGTTAAAGGTTGGAAAAACTACTCGGGCCAACATAAATCAGTTTTAAAACTAATAAATTCTGATAGTCAAAGTGTAACCTACGAAATACCTCAAACAAAGAAAACAGGAGGTAGTCCTGGTAAGAAAAGTAAAAACCAAATATACGTTAGAAACTTTACTGTTATAAAACAAATAAACGATTCAGTATGTAAACCTTTAATTGAAGGAAAATATAGACACTTATTTGAAGCAAGAACAGAAAATAAAGATGGCTCTAAAAGAGCTCCTGCAGATGTAGGACACGTAAACTCTTTAACAGAAAAAGGACAAGCAGGGTTAATGTTAGGAGAGCTAACTGCTCTTAGAGATAAAAAACATCCTGAAGGTCATGAACAAGCTGGAACATTTGTTTTAAATGATAACGAAAGAGCAATAGTTTCAAAAGAAATTAAAAGTCTTAACAGCGGTCTTTTAAAAGCAAAAGAAATAGTAAAATTTAGTAATAATGGAACTATAAGTAAGAGAACAACAGTACTTTATGAAATAGAACTATCATCTTCTAATAAAGCTAAACAGGCGGAAGAGAAAAAAGCAAGTAAAGCTTTCTTCGAAAGAGCTAGAGAAGCAAAAGATTCTATAAGAAGCGAAGAGTTCATGAAAAGACCAGGGTCTCCAAGCATGAAAGATATGGTAGCTTCCTCTATAGTTAATACACCTCTTAAAAAGAAACTATATAAAAAGAAAGTAGCAACAAATCTTACTAAGTATAAAAAACCTTTAAGTAACCCTAGTAAAACTAGTGATGTAAAAAGTAAGAAAAGAAAATTCGAGAGTGGAGAACAAGTCATAACAGGGTTAGCTTTTACTAAAAACCATATGGGTAATGTTAAAAGCAATAAATCTGAAAGAACAGAAAAAGGAAAAGGGACAAGCCCTGAAGATTTTGCCAAACAAATGGCTTCTTCTTTAAAAATAAAAAATGCAATTAACAAAAGGTTACCTGCAGAAATAAAAAGAAATATGGGAAGACCTGCACTGAATAATAGAACAGGCAGATTTAGAACTTCAGCAATAATTGAAGATATAACTCCCGCAGCAAAAACATTAATGGTAAAGTATACGTATAGATTAAACCCATATGAAACTTTTGAAAATACAGGAAAAAGAAAATGGCCTAGTGGCTACAATCCAAAACCTTTAATTTCAAAGAGTATAAGAAACTTAGCATTAGGAATGTTTAAAATAACAAATTTAACTACTAGGAGAGTATAATGGCTAATACATATAGAACAGCAAGAAGTAAAGTAGTAGAAGCATTTGTAGAAAAATTAAAATTAATTGATGGGAATAACCCATACAATTCAAACATGTTTGAAAACTGCCATAGCGGTATGGTCTTTTTAGATGAAATCCAAGAGTTCCCGAAATTATGCGTGGTAGCTGGAGATGAAACTAGAGAGTATCAACCAGGTGGTTTTAAATGGAGATTCTTGACTTTAGACGTAAGAGTTTATGTCGAAAACCAAGAAGATCCGCAAGAAGTCTTATCTTTATTGATGGAAGACATCGAAAGAGTAGTAGACGACAATGATATGTTGGTATATGACGATACTGTCACTCCAGCATTAACAACAACTTCCTTAACTGTAAGTTCAATGTCCACTGACGAAGGTGTATTAACACCTCTAGGAATTGGAGAAATGACTTTACAGTGCAGGTATTAAACGAAATTACAAACACTGATAAACATCTAGTGACGTACTTTCAAAGTAAACAATAGGAGAAAGCAATGGCTTTAAATCTATCCAGAAATACCAAAGTATTTGTATCTAGCGTAAATGGCGTTAGCACAACTACTGGAGGTATTAAAAACGGAAAAATCACTACACCTGGTACTAACTATGCTGTAGGAGATATTATAACAGTAGCTGCCGCCCAAACAAGTGACGACGGTACTGGTTGTAAATTTATTGTAAAATCAGTCGATGGAAGCGGAGGCGTTACGAAAGTAGCAGTGCCTAACAATTTCAGAGGTTCTGGTTTTGTAGTAGATGAGACTTGTTTGGAAACAACAGCAGTTACAGGGGCTAATCACGCAAGTGCTTCGAGTGGTGCAGGCTTTGTATTCACAGTAACAGCAATAACAGGTACAACAACAACAGACGGAGCAAGAATAGGAACAGGATTGTTCCAAGGAAACGAAGTAGATGCAAACTGTTTCAGACTTGGTGTACTAGATGGGTACAGCTTCTCACAAGGAAGTGACTCAACTGACGTAACCATATCAGAAGCTGGAGCAGCACCAAACAGGGGTTCAAAAAGATTCAATGACTCTTTACCCCCTGCAGAATGGTCATTTGGCACATATGTCAGACCTTTCAGACATGGCGCAGCTAGTTATAGAGCAAATGACACATTTGACTGCGTAGAGAATATTATGTGGGCAGCAATATCAGGTACAGGACTACCACACGCAACTGAATCCACAGCAGGTGCAGGCGTGTTTGTAAGTACTACTACTGAAAAAGGTTCATTATGTAACTTTACAGAATCAGACGTTCACGAACTTATGAAACTAAACATATACTTTGCACTAGAAAATACAACATACAGGCTAAATCAAGCCCAGGTTAACCAAGCAGAAATTGACTTTTCAATCGATGGTATAGCACAGATTACATGGTCTGGTAATGCTACTACTATTGACCAAGTTGTAGAAAGCATGGAAGACCCTTCAAAAGCTATAGAATTTACTGCAGCAGACCTACGTCCTGCATCAGATTCAAACGATACAACAACAATTAATGCTAATGCTCAGGCAGCTACTGACCATGACGCATTTACAGAAGAATTCTCTTACGTAGATACAACAGGTCCAAGTGACGCTGACTACTTAAGAAATAAACTATCTTCTCTATACCTAAATACAGCACTACAAGGTGGTGGTAAAGCCTCTCAAGGTCTTAACGCTAAAAATTATGCAATTAACATTACTGGCGGAAGTTTAACAATCGCTAATAACGTTACTTATGTAACTCCTGAAACAATCGGTGTTGTAGATAAACCAATTGGTTCATTTACAGGTGCTAGAGTAGTGAGTGGTTCTTTAACTATGTATCTTGATAATAAAGATAATGGTTCTAACGAATTACTATCTGACTTAGCAGCAGCAACAGACATGGTATCTAACTCATTTGATATGAGATTATTCATGGGTGTTCCTTTTAACACAGGTCAAGTAAGCGCTTCAGATGTTCCAGGAACCATGGCAGTACAAGATTGGGGGTACAACGGTTCTGTTGTTACTTCTGGTGGTGTAGAATTCTCAATGCCTAGGGCTCATTTAACCGTGCCAACAATTGAAGTCGGAGACTTAATCTCTGCTTCAGTAGAATTTGCTGCTAACGGTTCTTCACTATTAGAAGGTGATGAATTAGCAGTTAAATACATCGGACAAACAGTACATACTCAAACTGGTTATAAAGCAACCGGCTCACAAGTAGCATAATTACTGATGTCTTATAGTTTCCTCAAGGAGAGTAAGCTATTTATAGTTTATGGCGGTAACAAGTATAGAATATATACTACTACCGCCTTAGACTTTTCTCAAACAGTCGCGCAAGATTCGTACCCAGTAAAGACTTTGCACAATCAAGCAAGAATGGTAGAGAAAGCCAATATAACAACCGCCAACGCGGCTGATTTTAGTTTTCAAGTTCCACTAACAAAAGAAAAAGACGAAAGTCCAATCATTGCCTTAATACAAGGACTAGATAGTGAACAGCAACTAACAAGTTTTGACATTTATGTTCAAACGGGTAGTGCAGTCTTTAAAATAGATAGTGCGCATATTACATCAGCAGATTTTGACATAAGTCCTAATTTGCAGTTTACAGTAAGAGTGCAAGGAAAAGGAACTAAATTAGAAAAAGTTGGAAACGAAAGTTATACCATACCTGGAGAGCTTCAATCTGAAACTTCCACAAGAAATCCTCTTTTAGTTTATCCAGTAGTTACAATAGATAGTTTAAATATGGGTAATATCATATCTACCAACTTTTCTATAACAAATGAAACTACTTGGACTGCTTATAAAACTTTGCAAAAATCTCTATCAGTTACTAACGCTAGTAACATAATGCGTCCATCTGATTACGTGGTTGAAAAACGAAACATTTCGGGAAACATCGTTCAATACCAAACAGATAATAATATAAACCAATTTGATGATTTTAGTACTACTAGTAATATTACTATAAAAGCAGTAGAAGTGGGTAAAGCAGCAAATGCTACCCCCTTCTTACAGATACAGTTAAACCCTGCATCTTTCACTGCTAGAATGGCTGTTGCGGATGCGTTTACGCAATCTTACGACTACCGTTTAATAGATAATAGCACTACATTTGCTAATATAATCACACAATATTCATAGGAGAATATAAAACATGGAACTTAAAAGCCTACTGGTTGACAGTAAAACAACCTGGGTAGAATTTCCTGGACTCGACGGATTTGAAGTCGAACTAGCAAACCTATCCC